CTCCCCTTCCCAAATCTACTGGATTTTTAAATTTCACTCTAATACCTGCAGAGTGGTAAAGTTGTTTTAGGACAACTCAATAACCTGTAAAATCGATTTATACAGTAGTTTACAACTGTTTCCCGGGATATAAAAATAATTTAGAAAAATAATAATAGATTATAAATAATTGTTTTTGTGTTTTTAAGATTTTAGAATTATAAATAAGTAATAGTATTAATACATAAGAAAAGAATTTGGAATCTAGCTACGAGCGGGTTTAGTTCTGGGTCTCTTGGCTTTTGCCACAGACATGTTCATCTTACCGGATTCCCCTTGAACTTGAATGTTCTGGAGTTTCGACGTTAGACTTTGAACTTGCCTTTTAAGCTCTTCCGGATTATCAGTCTTGCTAGCCTTTTTCACCGATTTAACGGCAGAAAGGCCAGCTTGGACTTGAGGGGGAAGAAAACCAGGTGCCATCACTTTACCAACCGATGCGACTTTCTTAACAGTCTTCTTCAATGCTTTTGAAAAGCCACCAAACGCGTTATCGTCCGCAGACCAAAATCTTTGGGAATTACGAACTGCATTCATCACATCTGTAATCGCTTGGGGGTTAGCCATAGGCGAAGGATGTGCAAATGCAATCAAATTGTCCGTGGGATTCGGAAAGGTTTCTACTGTGATACGACGCATCACTTGTAAGGTAGCATTCTTTAGAAAACCAGTTCCAACAGCATAATGCAATTCACAATGGGAATCCCATACCCGAGGATTTCCTAGAGCTAATCCACCAACAGTGTTACGATGCTGGGCGACGAAAAGGTCTTCGTAAAAAGATCCTGAGCCGCCTGCAGGTACATGTGTACGGTATTTTCTGCTCCAATCCATACCTAGAGTAGGAAAGTTATTGTGATAATTTATTATGGCAGTTTGTAGAACACCATCGAAAGCAGGTCTTTGCATTGAACCAGGATACTTAACCATAGTTGAAACATCACCCGGAGGCAATGATTTTGTGGTTGTTAATATTTGGTCAAAGAAGGGACCCGCAGGGTCAAGCGCTCCAAAGTAATTGTTTTCCAAAGCAGGGTAAGAAGAATAAGTAGACTGAGTCCAAGTGCCTTGAGCAGTAACTTCAGGTCCGGTGTATAACACTTCAAAGTCGGAACCGACCAGTCGTGAATTGCCAGAAATGATATCGTTGCCAAAACGTAAGGAGAAAGTTTTTATCGGCAAAGCAAGACCAGTTACATCAGGGTTATTTGATGGAAAAGGGGATTCATTTGGCTTCATTACGTACACCTGTAGACCGCCACATTCAATCTCAAAGATTGGGTTGCCATCATACAGGTTCGCATAATCTGGGCCAGACGAACTAGCACTTCTACCATAATAACGCCCTTTGCAAGGGGTATTGGTTTCGAAGTCCCATTGCACAATATAGACATCATAAGTATCG